ATGTTCTTTGTGAGCTCACGCTCACAAGTGTTTTATGCTTCGCTTTGCTACGCATAAACACCTTTTCTTTAACTAAAGTATTTAATAGAATTAACTGCGAAGCAGTTTAAATATTATCTAGATTGTTTAGTCACACTTGGCCCTGGCGGGCCAAAGTTTTGAACATTATCTGAGTTGCATAGTTCACTTAGCGTTGTGGCGATTGCAGAGGCGGTCATCCTGTACCTCGAGCCACGTCTTTATATGACGGCGGTTTGTGTGGTATACGCTAACATACACACAAACGTAGGGAATACTATCCCTTCATTTAGCCTTGTAAATTTGTTTTAAACAGCAAAATCAGTTTATGGAAGGCATATCCGATCATCGTCCTGTTAAGGATAGTTGCTGAGTACTCTTGGCGGCTAGAGTTTTCCGTCCGGGCGTAATTAAACCCCTTGTCATGGGCACAGGATTTTAGCTAGTGCTTGCTTAATACCGCTTGTGAGCCTAAGATTTTAATATATGTGAGCCGTGTACACGCACAGAAATCTGTCCGTTATACCACTCGTCTGATTCTAACACTTTATTGAGGAATTGTTCTCTGGCCTCGATATAAGAGCATTGCGCCTTTGATGTACAGTAGTATAAAATTTCACGTTTGAAATTTTCTTTGCCTAAGAGTTCTATATCTTTAGATAAGTTAGGGCTGCTACCATAGTAGTCACGCCAATCACTATCAATTTTGCTTCTGATTTTCTTCTTTTTCTTGGAGCCATTCTTTAACTTAACAACTTTGTAAGTTGTTTTAGCGAATTTTGCAAGTTTTTTGCCTATGTACTTTTTGCCAGAGATTGTATTGGTTATCAAATATACGAAGCCTACGCAGTCTTCAGGTAGTTCTTCTATTTGTGTATCTTGATAAGTCCAATGCATCCATTATGTATCGGATGCTGGTGGCGTGCCTTGTTGTTTTTGGATTTGTTTCTTTTCTGCTTTAATTTGATCCAGTTCATGACGCCATTCTTGTATATGAATGCGTCTCAAACTGCATATTCGCCTAATTTCGCTGAGCCAGTATCTAGTTGCAATACCGCTACGCCGCGTGCCTTTAGAAATCCATTTCTGGTTTTCTCTAAAATAATTGTTGAAAGCGGTCATGAGCTGACTATGCAACTCTTCATCACGTTTCACTTTTTAGCCTTTTTAATAATGTCTATTGTTACATCATTGATTTTTGAATCTTGAATAGACCTAATATGCAAGCGTTCTGCACAGTTTCTGATATCGTCATACAATGCTAAATCGCCTGTTTCTTCCAAGGTTAACTTTGCAACTTCGTGCAAGACAATAACAGCATCTATAAGCGCCATGTTTCTCATTCAGTTACCTCTAAGTCATTAGCATAACTGGTGTATCCATTTTCTTTAATGACTCTTAGCACATTGTTAACTCGCCCAATTAGTTCGTCTTTGTGGCTAATCAAATAAATGTTTTTATTGCGTTCTCTGGCCATCTTTTTCAGCACTGCCAGCGCACCTTCAACACCCGATGCATCTAGTCCGTTGTCAATCAACTCGTCGATAAACAACAAGTTGATCTGTTGATACAAACTTTCCCATACATCACGGAATGCCCACGACAACGACAAGATTAAACGATTACGCTCACCGCGCGATAAGTTGTCAAAGTCTAAATCTTGACCAAGTTGTGTAATTTCTACAGATAGGTCATTTTGAAATAGCACAGTATGCGGCAATCCCATCTTATCAAGATAGTAAGTGAGTCTATTATTCAAATATGCCAAATTTTGATCAATAATTTTCTTACGTATAAAGCTATCCTTGCTGGTTAACAATTTTAACAGGAAATCTTGATGATCTCTAATACTTGAGAGCTCGTTTACATGATCCCAACTTACTTCTTGTATAGCAGTATTTTTTAATTCGTCAATTTGTTCTTGGTAAGGGTCAATTTCGTCAGCCCGTTTAACTAGCTGATCTTCTAATGTAGTTAGGTTGTTCTGATGTTTAAGTGCTTGCTCAACCGAATCGTAATATGTATTAGGTCGTCCGTTGATTTCGCCAATGACAGCTAACTCGTCTTTAACTTTATTACAATCTGCTGTTACTTTATCAAGATACTTTTGAGCTTCTGTTATATTTTTAGTAGCAGTTGTAGTAAGTTCTTCGTGCTTATGATCGTGCAATGCTTGTTCGCAAGCATGACATGTTTTATTTGCTAGACTTTCTAGTTCTCTTGTATACTTTGCTACACTTTTTTCTGCTTGACCAATTGCAGACTCTAATGTTGCTTTTTCTTTGGTTAAACTTTTTACTTTTTGTGAAACTTCTTCATATACTTTTAATTTTGCATGTTGTTCTAACTCTTTTTCAATATCAACACTTAAAAGTTCTTGAATTGCCTTACTGATTTTATCCAAATCAGTAGTTTGTTGTGCATACCAAGCAGTCTGTCTAGTAATTAAACTGTCAATGCTAAACTGAATTTTTTCATTGGATTTTTTTGTAGCTTCTATCTCAGCACTTTCTTGTATAATTTGATCTTTAGTAATTTTTGACAATTCTTTAAGAGCTTCAGCTTTTTCACTGAGAATAGTAATGCCCAATAGCTGCTCAATAATCATGCGTTGTTCATTTGCCCGCATACTTAAGAACGGCTCTGTGTAAGTGTTTAACGCAACAATATGTTTGAACATGTCGTGACTCATGCCCAACAAATCATCTAAGTCTTTCTGAGTTTCACGCATGTCGCCTTGTGCGTCATCGCTTTCTTCGGTATCTTGTTCTTGACCGTTAACATAAAACTTGAGAATATTGGGACGACGACCACGCTCAACACGGTATTCAATACCATCTTTTTCAAAATGTAGTGTTACTAACATATTTTTAGCATTGATTTTATTAATCAAGTTGTCTTTTTTAATGTTAGTAAGTGCATTTCCGTATAAGGCAAAGCTCAGTGCATTAACAATGGTAGTTTTGCCAGTACCGTTGCGACTTCCGTTGTCGTCACCGCCTTGATCTAAGTTTTCACCTAAAACTAGTGTAAGATGCTCCTTGCCAAAATCTACGGCTTGGGTTTGATTGCCCACGCTCATGAAGTTTTTTACTGTTAAATCTTTTATCTTGATCATAGGCTATTATAAATGGCCAATAAAGTCTTGGCGCTGTAAGTGTCGCTTTCAATACTGACAAGCTGATTGCTGACAATCGTGTCAACACTCTCAAATGCTTTAATATCAATATCTGTATTAATTTCTACATCCTTTTTCTCGGCAATTAAAGTTAATTCTCTAATGTCATAATCGCCTAAGAATTTTTCTTTGATAAAACTAGCTTCTTCATAGCTAATGTCAATGTCTAGTGTAACACGAAGATGCTGTTTGGGCAAGATCAATGTGCTCGCTTCGTCGATTAATCGACTCAATGTAACTGTCCTAAATGTGGGTTGTCCTGGCCAGTTGTAATATTCCGGCTGCTTGCCCCATTCCATAATCATCATGCCACGGTCATCATCCCATGCATCTGCATAATTGTGCGGAAATGCATTACCAATATAGTGCATATTTTTACGTACTTGACGTTTATGGAAGTGTCCGCTGAATCCCAATTCGTAATTTGCAAATTGATCCAACTGTAATTCACCATGGTCTGGCATCTGTACCATTGCGTTCATAAAGAAACTGGGCAACTCAAAGTGACCAAATATATACTTGCCACCTTTTTTGCCTATCTTTTTCCATTCTTCGCCCACGAGCCACGGGCATAAAGTAACGTCGCCGATAGTAGTAGGTTCATGAACAACAGTAATACCAGGAATATATTTTCCAAACTCAACTGAGTGAATATCCCGCTTGTCTTTGTAATACAAATCATGATTACCAGGGAAAAAGTAAAATGTATCGAACGCCGCACCCAACTTTTCCAAGGCCCGCAAACTATAGTCCATAGTAGTGATGTTGAGGCTATTCCGATTGTGATGCCAATCACCCATAAAAATTCCAGTATCACAACCTTCCTCCTTTGCTTTAGCAATGTACCAGTCTACAAAATCTTCACAATCCTTATTGTGAACACTGCTATTTGACTTTAATCCAAAATGAATATCTGTAAAGCAGGCAACTTTTTTAAATAAATTACTCACTAGGCGTTCCTTCATTAAATCGTTTTTGTGCGGCAGCATGTTCACCAGCGCCAGTTCTACTGTAACTAGGATTCATTCCATTCATTTCCAACATGTCATCTCTAATATTTTGATTGCGTTTTTCAATGTTGATAATGCGTACAAAGCTATTAGTCACCGCCGCAGTAAAATAAGCAAACGGGTTATTACTTTTTGCTTCGTTAAACTGCAATCCAATTTGAGTTAACTGTAATATTGCCTGTGCTCGCATCTCGTCATTATATGTGTAACCACGTACATTGCCGCGGGTAGCATATCGTTCACATAGTTTAATGTACATGCGAGCTAATGTATTGGTAATTTGCCCGTGATCTTTGTCAAATTTACCTTTAACTAAATCACCCTTCCAATGACTTTTACCCACACATATTAGTTCGTCTTTGTCATCAAATTTCCAGTGTTGGAAAGGTGGAAAGTTAACTTTATCTCTGTGATCTGCTAGGCTTTTGGGATTCTTTTTGCGAGTACCGTTAAGGGGAACATGATCAAACGTCATAATCCTAAAGATCAAATCCGTTTTAGCAATCTTCTTATAGTCCACTTCGCAGTCGGCTTGTTTGACTTTTTCACCAGCACGTTTGCGAGTTTGATAATCCAAATCACCTATTCTTTTGGCTTGATTTCTTTTAGCTTCGGCAACCGTGCGTATGTTTATTTTGTCCAAACTAGGCAAAATAATATCGTATTGGTGATATTCAGGCTTTGCATAGCTTGAATATGTATTTTTGGACTTGTGTATTTCTTCTAGTAAGTCTTTGTTGTTTAAGTAATTTACTTTCGGTGGTGTTATTATTGTCATTAAATGGGTCCTATATAATAGTATTATAAACTACGCACATTAAAAAGTCAACTAAATATTAGCCAGAGGGAACAATTATGGCATTCGATTTAGCAAGTGGGTTATCAAGCGTTTCAAGTGTAGCGCAGACGGCAAATTCTGTGTTGCAGACAGGCGCGGGCGTGTTGAGAACAGCGGCCAATTTAGGTTCGGCATTAAATAATTTATCAAATCCGAACCAGTTGCTCAGTGCAATTCGAAGTATAAATCTTCCATTGGGCGGCGAAGCAATTGGATCAATAGTCAACGCAGCCGCTGCATTTGGTGGAACAGATGCTACTAATGATTGGCGAGCAAGACTTAGTATGCCTAGAGGTAGCTTTTTTGATACAAGCCCAATTTTACAACCACTAACTGCTGCCGGCGGATTAATTTTTCCGTATACTCCCACAATCACTATCAGTCACGCAGCAACATATAACGAAGTTTCAGTCACGCATCAAAATTATCAGTACATGGCTTATCAAAGCAGTAGAGCAAACGCTATTCAGATAACTGGAGAATTCAATGTTGAAGATTCTGTACAAGCCAAATATTGGATTGCAGCAGTTCACTTTTTACGTTCAGTGACAAAAATGTTTACTGGCGAAGGAGCATTTGCTGGTAACCCCCCTCCAATTTTAAATTTTAGTGCTTACGGTGACCATGTGTTTAGAAATGTTCCTTGTGTGGTCACAAGTTTTAGCATGTCACTGCCAAAGGATGTGCAGTATATCAGTACAACAGTTGCAGCTGGAAGTAGTTTGGGTGAAGTATCTGCACTAGCATCAACTTTGGCTGGTGCTAATTTAGGATCAGTTAGCGCAGCCGCAAGCGTAGTAGCTAAGGCAGGGTCTGCCTTAAATGTTATTTCAAATGTTAAAGATGCTCTTGGTGGCGGTGCTGGCGGTATGGGAGTTCCAAGAGACAGTCATGTGCCAGTTAAGAGTGACTTAACAATTACCCTACAGCCAGTCTATAGTAAAGAAGCAGTAAGACAATTTAGTTTGCGTAACTTTGTTAATGGCGCTTATGTAAGCAAAGGATACATTTAATGGCACAATATACAAATTTAAGTCCTTGGTTTAGGACAACAATTTCAAGAAATACATTAGACGTATTGACAATTAGACCAGTTAGTTCTGAGGCGGATGATTTTCTTTATACGATTGAGCCGCAATACACATATAGGCCAGATTTATTAGCACATGACTTATATGGCGAATCAGCACTATGGTGGGTTTTTATTCAACGCAATTTAGACATATTACAAGATCCTATATTTGATTTTATTCCAGGAACTCAAATTTTTATTCCAAAGAATTCAAGTCTTAGAGAAGTTTTAGGAAACTAATATGGCGTTTGATATACAATCAGCGGCGACCAACGCAACGAGTACTGTAAAAAAAGCATTGGATGGCTCGGGAGTTGTTGCTGGGTTACAAAGTGCAGGCAATGCAATTAACGGTGTAAAAAACGCCCTATCTAGTGGCGCAACGAATATTGCTGGTGCTCTAACAAATGCTATTCCTGGACAAGTAAAATCTTTAATAGAAGCAGTTCCTAAGATTGCAGATTTAAACATTGAGTCTTTATTGAACGCAGCCAAAACTGTTGTTAATATTCCTGGCAAACCTCCCTTTCCAAACGTGCTGCATAATTTTGCTAGTTACAACTATGTTTGGACGTTGTCGGTACTAAGCCCGCAAGATTTGAATTTCCCAGATGAAAGCTATCGAAAAGGAAAATTGGGACCGATCATCCTTAAAAGCGGCAGCGGCAGTCCTAATGATAGAATATCTACAACTTACAGATCATTTAGTAATCCCACTGGCAAGTTTGACTTCAACATTGAAGATGTTAGAATTAGCGGAATGATGGGCTTTGATAAAACTACTGGCAATACCAACGCCACTGGAATTACATTCAATATCATTGAACCGTACAGCATGGGAATCTTTTTTGAATCGTTACAGATTGCTGCCTTAGAAGCCAAGTATATTAATTATTTAGAATGTCCTCTTTTACTTCGTTTGGAATTTAAAGGACACGTTGATGCTCAAAGACAAAACGTAATAATTCCAGGAACTACAAAATATTTTCCATTAAAAATTAGAAATATCACAATGCGTGTTAGTGGTCAGGGTAGCGTGTATACGTGCGAAGCAATTCCTTGGAATGAAAAAGCACATAATACAACATACAGTCAAGTTAAAACAGAAGTAAATGCTGCTGGTTCTACAGTCCAAGAAATGATTCAGACAGGTGCAAAGAGTGTACAAAAAGTTATCAACGATAGATATCAAGAAGCAGTAAAGCGTAAAGACGTTACAGTGCCTGATCAAATTTTAATTTTATTCCCTAGTGATTTAAAAACTAGTGATTCTGCTAACGTAGATTCTGATAGTCAAGCTGCACCAACAGCAACAGTTGATCCTAAGAAAGAAGCTGGTGCAAACGGAAATGTGTTGACTAGATTAGGTGTTGTTAGAGGAACTGATGGATTTAATTTAGTACAAAACTCAAACATAAATCCCATTGGTATGGCCAGTATGGGATTCAACGAATATAGAAAGGGAGATGCAGCGTTTGGCAAAGATAATGAAGCTTATGATGCAGCTACTGGAACTTATAAACGCGGAAATATCAGTATAAGCAAAACATCTAGTGAAGCTAGATTTGCACAAGGCACTGATATTCCAAATATTATAAATCAAATTATATTAGCAAGCGATTACGGTAGACAAGCTCTTGATCCTGATAAAATTAGCGATGATGGATTTATCAATTGGTGGAAAATTGAAACACAAGTCTATATTATGGATAGTGATGCTGATTTAAACACCACTGGCCGTAAACCTAATTTAGTAGTTTATAGAGTGATACCACACCGAGTACACCATAGTAAATTCATGCAGCCAAATGAAGCAGCCAAAGGCGTTGAAAAACTTAAATTACAAGCAATTAAAGAATACAACTACTTGTATACAGCAAAGAATTTAGATATTATTAATTTTAATATTGAATTTAATGCCGCGTTTTATACAGCACTCAACGCTGACGGCGGTAAAAACAACATTGACGTTAATAGAGCAGGGGAAACTGGTAATGCCGCAGCTAAAAATGCTCCGCCAGAAGCCGACGCTAACAGAGAAGCTCCAGTAACAGGATCTAAAGTTGAATTAGGAACTGTGCCTACTTCAGCAATTAAAGATAAAGTTGGAACTCGAACAGGGGGTTTGGGCGGCCCTGGTGGTGATGACCCAGCAACAATGGCAGCTAGACAGTTTCAAGATGCTATTACAGAAGGCGCCGACATGGTCCAATTAGATATGGAAATCATAGGAGATCCTTATTTCCTTGGCGATAGCGGCATGGGAAATTACTCGGCCCAAGCAACTAATTTAAAAGGCATTAATGCTGACGGTGGTATCAATAATCAAGACGGACAAACTTATATAAATGTAAGATTTAGGAATCCTGTGGACATCAACAGTCATACTGGCAGATATGATTTTCCAGGAGGCAGTCTAGTTCCACAGTTTAGTGGACTTTACATGGTTACTAAAGTTGAAAATATGTTCAATAAGGGACAGTTTAAACAGACACTATCTTTAAATAGAATGGTTGGACAAGATGTTAAAGATGACGGCAGTTCTGGAAAAACTCTAGTGTCTAAAATTGTTGACAAATTTAATCCAAACGATCCAAAATCTTATCAAGCTAACGATGTTAGCGGAAACGAAGGCGCATAATGGCAGAAGAAACCAGAACTGGTATAGGTTCACAAGGCAATAACCCTGGACCGTTTTTAGCAAAAGTAATTAGTCACCTTGATCCTACTTATATGGGATCTCTAGAAGTGCAACTACTGCATGAAGTTGGTAATGATCCAGGTTCAGAAGGTCAAACGTCAGTAGTAAAATACATGAGCCCGTTTATGGGTTCAACCAGCATTGACTTTGTTGGTGAGGATGAAACATACGATAACGCACAAAAGTCTTATGGCATGTGGATGATCCCCCCTGATCCAGGATCTACAGTAGTTGTGTTTTTTATTGAAGGCGACCCACGTAAGGGTTTTTGGATAGGGTGTGTTCAAGATGAAAACATGAACTTTATGATGCCAGGTTTGGCAGCAACATCTTATAATATAGATGGTGATGAAGAACGTGTGCCAGTTGCAGAATATAATAAAACAGCAATTACGTCAGGGCATAATGACAGTACTAAAAATAGAAAAGCACAACATCCTTTTACAAAAGTTTTATCTGATCAAGGACTTCTAAAAGACGATATTAGGGGTATAACAACTTCCAGTGCCCGCAGAGAAACACCAAGTATGGTGTTTGGTATCAGCACTCCAGGGCCAATTGATAAGAAAGGTCCCAAAGGATCCATTGGCAAATCTGAAGATGAGATTCCTGGAGCATTTGTTAGCCGACTTGGCGGCACTACGTTTGTCATGGATGACGGCGACGACAAATTCACACGCAAGACTCCAGCAAACGAAGGCCCGCCAGAATACGCAAGTCTTGAACAAGATGAGACTGACGGTGATCCAGCAATACCTCACAATGAATTAGTTCGCATTAGAACAAGGACTGGACATCAAATTTTAATGCACAACAGCGAAGATTTGATTTACATTGGAAATGCTAGTGGAACAACTTGGATTGAACTAACCAGCAACGGTAAAATAGACATTTTTGCAACAGATAGTATAAGCATTAGAACCAAAGCAGACTTTAATTTTTATGCTGATAGAGATATTAATTTTGAAGCTAAACGCAATGTCAATATAAAAGCTGGAGTAGAAATGCAACTTGAATCTGGCACTAACTATAGCGTTATTGCAGGAACCAATGGAAAAATTACGATTGGCGGCACAATGGACCTAAACGTTACTGGGGCATATAAAGAAACTGCTTCTCGTATAGATATGAATGGCCCAGCAGCAGCGAAAGCAGTTAGAATAAAAACACATAACTTGCCTGACGTCGCTACACCTGGTGCGGATATGACTGAAATGACGTCAATTATGCGAAGAGCCCCAACTGCTGAGCCTTACCCTCAGCATGAAAATTTAGATCCAACTAAAGTTACACCAGCTAAAACTAACAGAGATTCTGGAGGAAGAACTGGTGCAGGTGCTACAACTGATATGGGTTTTGCAGGCACAAAATATAAAGAGTACACTACAGTTACTGATACCTTTAGTAAAATACAAGGTGCTGAAGGGTAAATATTGATATGACATCAAGTTCACGTTTGTACGATAAAATAACGGTCCAAGGCAAAGACCCTAAACGTTCTGCGCCTATTCCAAGAACATATCGAGGATTTAGTACAATCAGCGCAGACAGTGAAAGTTATACACTGTTTGACTTGGCGTTAATCAAGCAAGATATTATTAACCATTTTCATATTCGCCAGGGCGAACGTTTAATGAATCCAGAATTTGGCACAATCATATGGGACTTGCTTTTTGAGCCTTTAACTGAAGAACTAAAGGCCATCATTATTCAAAACGTGGAAACTATTATTAATTACGATCCACGAGTACGTGCAGAAAACGTTATTGTAACTACCTACGACAGCGGTTTACAAATTGAGTGTACACTGACTTACATGCCTTATAATATTTCAGAAACATTACAGTTTAAATTTGACCAAACAAACGGTCTTATTAATTAAAACCCCATAAAATAAAAACCGCTAAATATACTTGATATAGGAAGCGGATATGTCCTCAACTGATAGACAAAATAGATTACTAGTAGCAGAAGATTGGAAGCGGGTATACCAGAGCTTCCGAAATGCAGACTTCCAAAGTTACGACTTTGAGAATCTGCGCCGAGTAATGATTAATTACTTGCGCGAAAATTACCCAGAAGATTATAACGATTATATTGAGTCAAGCGAATATCTTGCTTTAATTGATATGATTGCCTTCTTAGGGCAAAGCATAGCTTTCCGAGTTGATTTAAATGCTCGAGAAAACTTTTTAGAACTTGCAGAACGTCGAGAAAGCGTATTAAGGCTTGCAAGGCTTTTAAGTTATAATGCCAAGAGAAACATTCCCGCCAGCGGACTCCTTAAATTCCAAAGCGTAAGCACAACTCAAACAGTCATTGACAGCAATGGTAGAAATCTTGCTGGGCAAGTTGTTGTGTGGAATGATCCAGCAAATACAAACTGGTATGATCAATTTATTAAAGTAATAAATTCTGCAACTCCTGCATCTAGCCAGTTTGGCACCCCAGATGATAAATCAATCGTCTACGGGATTCCAACAGAACAGTATCGATTTCAAACTTATAGTGCTGGCGTACCAGTTTTTGGATTTACAAAAACAGTTGATGGCAGAAATATGAATTTTGAAATTGTTAGTACAATTATTGATTCAGGAACTACAATCATTGAGGATGCCCCTCAAGCTGGAAAGACACTATCTTTCCTATATCGAGATGATGGTAAAGGATCAGCAAGTCCAACGTCTGGGTTTTTCTTACATTTCAAACAAGGTAATCTAAACACTGGAACATTTACTATCACGCAACCTAGTACTAATGAAATCATTGACATTGATGCAACTAATGTAAATGACAGTGATGTGTGGTTATACAAGTTAGGTTCAACTGGTGTTGAAAGCGAGCTATGGGCAAAGGTTCCTAGTTTTGAAGGCAACAATGTTATCTATAACAGTTTGAATAAAAATATCCGTAATATTTACGGAGTAGTTACTCGCAATAATGATAGAGTAAGTTTAACATTTAGTGATGGAACATTTGGAACATTACCCCTTGGAACCTTTAGAACTTATTATAGGATTAGTAACGGATTACAATATACAATAAATCCTAAAGATATTAGGAACGTTAGCATTGATATTCCATATATTTCAAATGTAGGACAAGCAGAAGTATTAACAATTACACTTGCACTACAAAGTTCTATTACAAATAGCTCTGCGACTGAATCAAATGCTAGCATTAAACAAAATGCGCCAGCAACATACTATACACAAAATCGTATGATTACTGGCGAGGACTATAATATTAGCCCTCTTAGCGTCAGTCAAGAAGTAGTTAAAATTAAAGCGGTTAATCGTACATCAAGCGGCATTAGTCGATATTTTGATTTAGTTGACCCAACTGGAAAATATTCAAGTACAAACTTATTTGGCGATGACGGGATTGTATACAAAGAATTGTTTGATGATAGTTTTAGATTTAGCTACTCATCAAGAACAGACATTGAAGCAATAATTTATAATCAAATTATTGACGTTCTTTCAGAAACTTCTTTACGTAATTTTTATTATTCAAACTTTAGTAAAATTGCTACAGACAGTTTAAGTATTTCGTGGTTCCAGAAAACATCTGACACCAGTGAAAGTACTGGCTATGTTGGCGATACAGTTGATTCAGAGCCCTATCGAACTGGTGTTTTTGCAGCAACTGATTTGCAATATTTTGAACCAGGGGCATTAGTTAAGTTTGTAGCTCCAGCAGGAACTTATTTTTTAAAATCTGAAAACAATAAGATAGTGTATGGTGACGCTACAGTGCCTAACTCTTCAACTGTGCTATGGGCCAAAGTTGTTGGCGTTATTGGCGACGGGACCAATAACGGTACTGGTGTATTATCTGATGGTTCTGGACCAGTGACTCTCAATGTAAATATTCCGCAAACTGCAATTGTTTCTCAAATTATTCCTAAATGGCGCACCACTATTGATGCTAACACTATTAGCTCAATGATAGAATTAATTTATGCTAACAAGCCTTTTGGGTTAAGATATGATACAATTTCAAAAACTTGGAAAATTGTATTTGAAGGAAATTTAAATATTAAAGATGAATTTAGTTTGGGCAAACAAGGCAATAATACCAATCAACAATTAGATTCAAGTTGGTTGCTATTGTTTACTACTGACACTGAATTTTATACAGTAAAAAGTAGACGACTACGTTACATATTTGAAAGTAAACAACAAATTAGATTTTATTATGATTCTTCAAATAAAATATTTGACAGTAGATCTAATTCAATCGTCAAAGACAAAATTAAAGTATTGAATGTCAATACTAAACCAGATGTTACATCAGCATTTACATACGACTTAGTATGGGAAATTAACAAAGAATTTGTTGGTCTTGATGGCTACGTTGATACTAAGAAAATTGAACTATCATTTAGTGACAGCAATGACGATGGAATTGTTGACGACCCAGAGTTGTTTGAAGTGATTGTAGATACAGCAACATCGCCACTGACAAAATACATAGTTTTAGAAAGATACGATATTGCAGCTGGACAACAAGATTATAGATATATCAGCAATGATTCTGATCTTGTGTTAATTTTAACTACTGAGGGAACCGTAGGATCATTTGCTCCGTATGTTAACGGTCAATATTTTTATTTTATTGACACTAGAACAGTTAAAAAATTAGACAAAGTAGTTGGAAAGTTAACACCGTCATTGGATTATAAAGTTTTTTCTGGTCGAGACGGTTTAAAATTCCAGTACGTGCATAGTGCAGATTATGAAACACGTATTGATCCAGGACTGAGCAACATCGTTGACTTGTTTATCCTAACAAGAGAATATGATACAAAATTTAGACAATGGGTTTTAGGAAATCTAACTACAGAACCACTACCATCCAGTACTGACCAGTTATCACTGTCGTTATCCCCGTCTTTAAACACAATTAAATCAATTAGTGATGAGATTGTTTATCACCCAGTGAGGTATAAAGTGTTATTTGGATCTAAAGCATCTGCTGATGTTAGAGCAGCATTTAAAATTATTAAAAATGCAGAGCAAACAATTAGTGATAACGAAATTAAAGCCAACGTATTAACAGCAATTAATGAATTTTTTGCTTTAGAAAATTGGGACTTTGGTGATAGTTTTTACTTCTCTGAATTATCAGCGTATGTCATGAATCGAACTTCTCCGTATCTAGTAAATTTTGTCATTGTTCCTAGACAAACAAATTTAAGTTTTGGTAGCTTGTTTGAAATTAAATCAGAAAGTGACCAACTCTTTATTAACGGAGCAACAACTGACGATATTGAAATTATTTCAGGCATAACGTCGAGTGTCATTTCAGCTTCAGGAAATCTTGCATCTAGCTCAAATGTTACATCACAACAAACTATTACAAGTAAAAGCGGGAGTTATTAATGGCTGAACAACAAAACGAATACGGACTTCCTATTGGCAAGGGCGAAAAACGCCGCACTGC